GTTGTATTCTAGGTCAACTGTCGGACTTTCTTTATGTATAAACTTAAACTCTGTATATTCTCCATTTTTTAGTGAAACAACCCCACGTGTCTCTTCTTCTAATTCCCTTAGTGCTGTTCGAAGAGGGTTATAAATCTCCCTTCGTCTACATCCTCCCGTCACGAAAATCCAATCTTTAAATCTCCAGTCCCTTACTGTGAGAAACCGTGGTTTCCCATCAGCAAAGCTAACCGGTACTGCAATTGCTTTGTACTTTTTCATCGCGCATTCGCAAGTTATAATAAGGCGATATGATTATTCCTCGGATTTTTCATCCACCTCCTCAACACTTTCGAGCTTCTTTTCTGGTACGGGAACAGGTACAACTGGCTCTGGGGGTGGGGCTAGGTGTCGAACGACCTGGGCTGAGAAACTCTTGAAATTATCGATATCCTGCTTAGTCTTGTTTAACTCCTTAAACAGAAAGATAATACCTAGAGCACAAATAATAGTTGCGACGACAAAGAGAGTGTCTTTATTCACGGGAACCATTTATAAAAGAAAATGTCATTTTCTTTTTAAGTAATTACACCCATCTTAGTCCTACCCGAGGATGGGCACTCATAGGGGCTCTGAGCAAACTGAACGGCTTCGTAATGCGCGTTTTCACATGATTTGCTTGTTGGTTGTGTAGGCTGACCAACAAACTTTTCAAGTGTCCTGGAGTTAGGATCGTACGTCAATACAAAAACGATGGCAAGGAGAAAGAATACTTTCCAAAACATCTTTACTAATTAGTTAGAATATAATAGACCACCCATACCATTCTCAATGCGAAGTACATTGTAGTTTACGGCATAGATGTTATCACCAACACTCTGGTTGTCGTTAATGAGACGGGCAGAGTCGAGGCGAGAGAAGTTGAGGGTGCCAGTGGGCTGGAGCTTACCAGCATCGAGGCAGAATGGGTAGAAGAAGAGCGTCTTGGGGACGGTTGGCTGAGACGCGTTAGTTGTGTGGTAGTAGAGGGGTACAGTGGAGAAGTTGGGATCAGCAAACTTGTAATCCGCAACATCGGTACCGTTAATTTGGAGCTTGAGTTTGTTGTCATCATTGAGGATGGCGAGAGCAGTAGTCTTAGCGGAAGCGAGGTATTTCACAGGGTGGTTGAAGTTGAGCTCCTGGATCTTGTTGCCCGAGGAGATCGCCTTCTGGACCTGGGTGATGAGCATGTTCTGGGGCTCAGCGGCGAACATCTCGCGCTCCTGGGTGTCGAGGTACGCATAGTTCGCGTAGACATCCCACTTGTCGGTAGCCGCAGTGGAACCCCAAGTGATACGGAGCTCAACATCGTGGTACTGAAGGGAGATGAGGGGGAGGGAGGTTTGCCAGTTCTCACAGAAGGCAAAGCGGAGGGGGTAGAACCGGTAGTCGGTGCCACCCGCGGAGAAGTCCCCGGAAACAGACTTCGAGGAAGTAGTCGCCGAAAGGGTAGGGGCGATGAGAGTAGAGTAGGTGGAATCTTGTTCATCGATGACCTGACCACCGACGAGGAGTTCCACCTTGGAAATCTTGTTCATCCAATCCGCGGCGCTGTAAGCAGTAGCGGCGGTACCACTGTTGGGAACGAGGTACACATAGCCGAGCATATCACCCTTGCGCTCGAAGCGGACGGTGGACATACCGTTGTTCGAGACGTTGCCCTGAATGACCTGACGCTCGGTAGTTTGGGAAAAGTTAGTATGACGCTTATAGGTCGACCTGAAAAAGCTCACTTGAGGGTCGCCAACGAGGTGCACATCCTGGGCACCGACAGCTACGAGTTGGGCAATACCACCAGACATTTTATAATATAGTGAGACTTTATTTTTAAGCACCTGGAAATTTAGCATACACGTTATATGCTATAGTTACTCTACCCGGATTTGTAGAGGGTTTCACTAGATGCGGTAAAGATGATGATGACACTATGAGAGTACCTTCATGTATTGACTTTACATTGGAAGTGTCAAACTGATACATGGCGTGATGAGGAAGAAAAGGTTGTTGTTTCAATCTGTATACAGTGTCGTTTGAAATATTTGGGTTATTTAGTATATACACGAGTGAAAAACATGGATGAAAGTCATCCTCTGGATAACCATTATGATCGTGAAGTTCTTGAAATTCTTGTGTATGATATGTATTGAACCATGCTGTCGTGATCTTAAGTTCATCTATGTTTATATTTTTCATACCACTGGTGGATTGTATTTCATTTAACATATTTGTGATTGGTTTCATAACGAGATTTTCCACTAAAGTGGGTTCATATAAGAAGTCATTCACTTTATTATCTTCATGTGAAAAACTAGTTCCAAGTTTACAAGCTTCAAAGGGTTTGTTATCTTTTATCACCTTTTGTAGTTTATCTATCTTTGGTAAGTATACGTCTCGTATTTCTTTGTGTTCTGGGATTTGCGTCCAATACACAAAGTGAGCGGGAAAATGATGGAAAGGCATATGCTATCTTCTAATTTATTTTTTAATATACTACCCACGACCATCGTACATATTTTATCACCCTCTAACAATTGGTCGTCATGTTTCATTGTATCCACATGGGGGCAACTTACAAACTGGGATACAATTTGTAAGAAGGGTGGGGAACGACTTCTGCGAAGTCGGGACTTAGATTTATATAGTATACGGGTGTAAAAAATTCAAAATTCAAGTTGAGATTCGTATAGTACTACCTCATCCCTCGTCTTTCCTGGAGGTATTGGTGCATATGTCCACATATTTACATCTGGGTTATGGAGTGTAGGCCAATCTCTGAGTGCTTGCCTGTATTCAAGCCATTCAGTCTTATTATCTAATGTAACGTCTGGTAAACTTATCCAATCACATTTTTTTAACAATTCTGTTCGTATTTTTTTCAGATTATTTAGATCTTCATTAATGTCGCCGAGTCTGTAATATTCAACCCTTTCGGTTGAATAAATAAATCCATCGAATGTATCATTAACTAAATAGTATCGGTAATTAGCAATAATGTCTTCATCAGTAGTCTCTATCGCACCATGGTATTCAAAACAATTGTCCACCAACACGTTTGCATGAGGAAGAGTTTCTTCCATTGTCCCTATAATTTTAGTATCTTTATTGTAGACAGCCCACATGATTACTATAGCATAACAAAATAAAATTACACCACAATTGTCGTGACACTACATGTTCTTGTATACCCCTGAGACCCACTAATTATAAGCTGTGGATTAATATTAGCAGCATACCTTCTATCAATATAACTATTTCTATTGTAATCATTATTGCTTTGCTGTGTGCTGATTGACCCAGCATTGTTATTACTGTTAGCGCATGCTGTAAATATAGCACATGCCTGGTCATTAGAAGTCCCAGCTGCTAAGATAATATAGCTCCCGCGTCGTCCGCCAAGTGGTATATCCACCCACGCCCCATATGGTACAGACACGTACGAATTAAGCATTCTTCCGTTGGTACCACATCTGATTGTACCAGTGACGTCTAGTGTATAAAGCGGGGTGTTCTGGTTGATACCGATGGTGCCAACTGACCTTATTGTCATCATGGTCCGTGCACTAGGACCATTAATAGCCTGATCCCGGCCAGCATTAGAAACAAAGTGAAGTGCCGAGTGTTCAGGTCCTGTTCCACCACTACCTGTGTAATAATCAAATTTCATTCCAATCTGATGGTCGTTGTTACTGTCGGACCAATGTGTATATAGAAATCTGTCAGCAGCGTAAGAGTTGTTTTGTGACATCTTTATGTCACCACTGTATACATCAATTTTTGCCCCTGGATCTATCCTCCCGATGCCGAGGTTGCCACCTCGCGTGTTTATGCATATTGGTTGGACTGTAGAATTACCCCCCGCATTTAAATATCCTACACCACTGGTCTGATCCACCCCGAGAGCCATGCTATAGGCTGATGAACCAGTTTTAGTATTTCTGAGTACGATAAGACCCGCATCAGTAGAATTATCGGGTGCCGAGTTCTGGTTAGAACTTGAACCGTGAACATGCAAGACATAGGACGGACTCGTCGTCCCGATACCGACACGACCTTTATAGGGTTGCAAAGAAAGGTGATAACGCCCATCAGTGCCATAGCTCCACCCCCCATCAATATCCGATTGCCATGCTCTCCCATCAATCTGAGTCTGTAAGCCGAGCGTCTCTTCACCGTTTGACGCCTGGATACCGAATATGTTAAGAACTCCATCTACACCTGCAACATGTCTCGATAGAATACCTGTAGTTCCATTAGGTTGCCCACTGAGTTCCGCTCCGCGAACTTCGAAGGGTGCTCCGGGACTCGTCGTCGCGATGCCGACGTTGCCGGTATTTCCCATGATAGTGAAAACTTCACGGACACCATCATTTGTGAGATCATTGAGATAAAATCGGAAATTCGCATCATATCCAACCACACCATTACTCAGACTACCTGCAGCACACTTTATAGTTCCATAAGTTGTCATATATTCTTCTGTCGCATGGTACGAACCACTAAAGTTTATACCTGGACCTGCTCCAGTTGACCGTGTATTCTGGTACAAAAGTGACAGGGTATGGTCAGGAAAATTACCATTAACTGGGAAGTATCTGGCAGTGACATCATGATCCGCATCACTTTCTGCACGCAATGAATTCGTACCTCTCACGATACCATCAGTCCTCACTATTAAGTAATTACTCACATCGAATAAACCACCCGGATCGGTCGTCCCGATACCGACGTTGCCCGATATCAACCTTAAATCGGTGGTCGTTCCACTATCGTAAATCTTTGTGAGACCTGTCTCGTCTATGGCACCGTTGTTCGCGGTCGCTACTGTGGAATAGTCATCATCTATTGTGGAATTTCTGTGAGTAATCTCAACTTCCACCGACGTAGCACTATCAATTTGAAGGTATATCTCATAGGTACTGTCAATCTCTTTGTTATAGACCTTGATTTCATTGGGTTGAGTGGCTGAACCACCCCCACCGATAACTATTGAGTTACGAACACGACTGTTTCCACTACTACCAAAATAGTTGAATTGAATGGTCTCTACATCTTGGTTAAGACGGGTCATCTTTGCACGGATGGAAAGCCACTGGTAGGAGGTCCCAAGATACGACCCCGTGGCGATTTTCCAGTTTGAAGCGCTCTGAAAATACTTCATCAACTTGATATAATTACTGTTACTATTACCAAACTGTTTCAAAGTACCATTCGTATCGAGCGAAAACTTGGAACTCGCAGCCGTAAGGTTTGAGGAAATCTCAACATCTCCTGAAAAGGCTTGAACGTTCGTCTGTGCCATTTATAAGTATCGGACAATTTTTTTATGAGGCTGGGGCGCTCCTCCTAAAAAAATTGTGTTTTTTTGGTTGAATTTAAACATCAATTATTTATAAATGTCTAACGATATTACTAAAAAATCTATTCGAATAGTCACTAAGATTTTTTTAGATGCAGATGTAATGGGTATACCTGAATATCACGAAGTACGTGATGAATTCGAAATTTTAGATGAAGTTTACCCCACTGATGAAATCATAAGAGAAGTGCAATACCATATTGCAAATTATTTAGATGACAAATATCCATATGCGGGTCCTGGTCATCGGTATCACTACGCTACCTTTGTAGCATGGTGGTACAAAAGAGATCCAAATTGTGTTTATCCCCAGGAATATACCAAGCTTGATATGGGTTAATACCCGAACGTGATAACATCTGTAGACCCTTCAGTGATTTTAGTCACTGCACCACTTGCATGGGCCGAGATGTATTCGATGAAAATATTGTAATTACCAGCAGCTGCCATATCGGTTGTTGGTGCGAGGGCTACAGTTGTGGTGGTAGCAGCAACTGCACTGTTCCATGGATTTGTACTCGCACTACCAAATACACTGGTAGGACCCTTTGCGATGGTTAAGGGTGTTCCTCCCGTTCTATGACCACCACCACATTCCATCGAAAGTGTACTGACTTCATCATCACTCTCAATGAGATGCGCTACAATCTTGGCATAGAAGACGTGGGCAGAAAATGTAATTTTAATTGTGGAATCCGCAATAGTTTGACCACTACTGAGAGCTCCTGTAAAGGAGTAGGTCTTCTTTGTCACCTGGCCAGTATTGGTGATGAGACCTCCTGCGACATAGGCACGTTCCCCGACATACACATCCTTCGCAATACCGACACCACCAGCTGCCTTGAGAGCACCCGTAGTTGATGATGTCGCCTCTGTCGCATCGGTTAGGGTCACCACACCCGAGGCTGACAAAGTAGTCATAGCTGCTGCATTAGACCCAGCTAGGGTACCATAGAGGTTTGTACCTGTGATCGTAGCACCCTTTACCATGGCCGAGGCTGTCAAGTCGCTCACGGCGGCTGTATTGGACCCAGTTAGGGTACCATAGAGGTTTGTTCCTGTGAGGGTTGCACCCTTTACAGTCCCAGAGGCTGTAATGTCGCTCGCAGCCACAGTGTTTGACCCAGCTAGTGTACCATAGAGGTTTGTACCTGTGAGGGTTGCACCCTTTACCATGGCCGATGCTGTCAAGTCGCTTACTGCAGCTGTGTTGGAGCCAGCTAGGGTACCATAGAGGTTTGTACCTGTGAGGGTTGCACCCTTTACAGTCCCAGAAGCTGTAATGTCGCTCGCAGCCACAGTGTTTGACCCAGCTAATGTACCATAGAGATTTGTTCCCGTGAATGTCACACCCTTCACCATGGCTGAGGAGTTGATATCACCAACAACATCAAGGGCGTACGCAGGTGCCGCTTTATTTACACCAACCCTGTCATTTCCTACATCCACATAGAGTGTATCAGTATCAACAAAGAAATCACCATCACTCGTGATTCTAGCTTTTTCACTGTTATTTATATTTAAACGAATATGCTGACCTGCCTTCGCATTAACGTGTGTAGTACCATCCTCTGTTTGTTTAATTGCATAATTTACTGTAGTGTTATTGTCAATGTGTGCAAAAGAAGCATGATTAGTTTCACCCGCAAAACCTACGGCAGCTCTTCCCACGTAGGATGTTAAATCTTGATCATAACCTGCAAAAATATTACTACTGTG